ACGCAAAATAACACTCTGTCTATACTAAACCCCTTAGACTTACTTAAAAGCCCTGTAACACCCTCTAAAACTCTTTTACAAGCAATCTCACTATTATACTCATCTCCAGTTTCTAATGCTACTGCAAGTTTACCTATATGAATGTCGGCAGGATTTATAACTAATAGGTGTTCTCCCTTAGTTCTTTTAATTGTTGGATATGTTGGTGCGTGGTTATCTAATAAGTTTTTAATATCTTCAAGCAATTCTTTTTGCTCTACACCATAATTTTCTTTTGTAACTATAGAGAATCTTAGTTCTCCTGACATACTTTGCCAATGCTTTACAGATACAACATCTTTTTTATTTATACCTCTATCTTTTAAATGTATATCAAGTGCAGTATTACCATTTATGTTATCTAAGTTTTGCCCCCTGAACTCGTTGATTAACTCAACTTCTTCAGAGGACAGTCTTAGTCGTTTACCTTTTAAGGACAATTTATTTTGCTTCTTTACCAAAATCTTGTAAACCAGTAACACCTAGTAGTGCTAAGATTGACCAAAAGATTTCGCTAACGTGAATTTCATCTACTCCTAAACTTCTTGCTATAAATGGTACAATAATTGCAGCTAAAGTGTACCAAACTTTTTTAGACTTTAACATTGTTAAGATTAAATAATTTTTCATTTTATTTATTTTTAATTGATAATTTAATATTCTCGCCACCTAATTTAAGTATTAAACTTATTAATAAATCCATAGCATCTTTTGAATTACTAACAAAGTCTTGTTGATTATGCGTTCCTACTAGAATACAACCTAACGTATCTTTAGCAGTATTACCTCTATGAAACAGTATATAACTTCTATTAGGTACTTCTTGTACTAAAAGATGTAAATAATTTCTTGTAGCACTCTCTCTCGCTAAACGCAACCTTACATCATAATTACCAGTAGGAATACAACTTATGTTACGTTCATTGTTTATATATGGATTCTCTAAAGTATCACATACATATTCTTCATTAAGATATAACCTACCTATAGTAGATTTATCAGTACATATCTCACGAACAAGTTTAAGATTTACCTTGTCCTCTTGATTGTTTTTTAAAAGCATTTTGGGATTTGGAAGCATTTTTTGAGTGTACTCCTTTACGTTTAGTGCGTGTTTTTTTAACTACTGTGTATATTTTATTTTTTGCCATTCTTCTTTTTTTGACTATACCACTTGTCTACAGTATAAAATATTGATACCACTAGCAGAACAATTTTTAAAGCTAGTTCTAAATTTGTAAAAGTAGTAATACTCAGTATAGTGCTATTTACTGCTAATATTTCTACTGTGTCTTGTGCTGCTTTTTGTATTGGCATTTTTTAAATATGATTTTAATTTAGTCTTATTAACTTCTTTTACTTTATATCTTTTCTTCATTATGTTAAATCAGGAGTTAGAAAATCTCTCAATGTTATCTTGTTACCTTGTGCATTAGGTCTTTCTAAATTCATACCTTGATAACTATAACCATTAGAATCAGGAGATACATCTGCACCTGAGTTTGTATTATATTCAGGAAATTCACTTATATTGTTTTTAATAAAGTCAATCATTCTCTCAATAAAATATTCTCCAGTATTTAAAATTTCTGACCTTAAGTGTTGTGCTTCATCATTAGTAAGAGCATTTCCAGTTTCAGAAGTTTTAGAGTATATATTCCCTGCTTCTATTTTAAATCTTAAAAAAGGTATAGCCATATATAAAGCCATATTAGGTAGATAATCTCCTATATAGTCATTTAGTAATTCCTTATAGTATTCATTACCTCCTGAATTTACTGTACCTGCTACAATCAAGTCTTTAAGTTTTTGTGTTAGCTTAGTACCTAGCTTAGTTTCACAGTAAAGCCTTTGTGCTTGACGTACATAATTAAGTAATAGTGAACTATCTATAGAGCCATAAGCACTTGTAGAATCAATTAATTTCTGTTCTGATATAAATAAAACGTATGACATATTATCTCTTTTTTACAAATCCGTTATTTGGCATATCTATAGGTGCTACTGAAACTTCTTTTGCGTTTCTAGGTAACTTGACACCCCTACTTCTTGCTTCTGTTGATGTTATTATTGTGTCTGAATTTTTAGGTCTGCTTCCTGTCTGTACTAGTATGATTCTGAACCACTTATGGTAACATGACCCCCCTCCTTTCCATTTCCAAATTGAGTATGTATTAGCACCTCCTTTACCCCAACCTGGATTAACTGCTCTCCTACCCATAGCAATTATATCTTCCTTACGATAAATCTTTCCTGCTTTTGTCATTTTTTTACAAAACTCTCTTTCGCCTGTTTTTTTACCTGCATATCTATATCTTACTCTATAGATGTCATTTTCGTATTTCTCTTGTTTACTTCTTTGGTCTTGTCCTGACTTTCTATTTGGATATGCTGAACCTGTTGTAGCAAACTCATAGTAAGATAAATTTAATTCTTCTTCAAAATTAAAATCTTCTATTTCATCTTCTGCTTCTTGTTCAGAAAAAATCTCCCAACCCTCTGGCATATCTTCTCCATACTCTTCTATAGCTTTATCTAACTCTGTCTTATAACAAGTCTTATCACAAGTACCTATGTTTTTACTGCAATCACAATCTTTCTCTAAGTTAAGGTTTTCATCTTCTTCAACAACCTCATTTTCTGCTAATGGTTTTAGTCCCATTTCTTCTCTTATCTCATCTTGTGTCATAACAGATTTAAGAGTTTCCATATCAAACTTAGAAGTAATTGGTTTAGCTTGTATAAAAGATACAGGAATATTTATCCCATTAATTTCAAATATTTTAGATAATGTTTTTAGTATGTTTTTTTGATAACCCTTAATTACTGTATTTAAGTATATCTCAAATGCTGAGTTCATTTCATCTACATTAGAACCAAGACCTCCACCTTTATCTCTAATTCCAAAAAGCAAAGGAGATGTAACTCTATGACTTGTTAAAATATTTTGTATTAAAGTTTCTTGCATATTAATAAACTGCTTGTCGCTATCACTCATTCCTATAGGAGTGATTTCAGGAGTTCTTGTTTTATCGTCTGAGAAAGTTAAAACCATTTTACCAGCTTGTTGACTGCCTGAAAATTTAGCTGCTAAACTACGTTCTATTTGATGTCTTTCTTCAGAACTCGGAACTCCATTTGCGAAACTAATAAGATGAGTACCACTAAATCCATTACTTATAATATTAAGCATATACTCTGAAACTTTGCTATCAGTAAGAATCCAACAAGTTGCTGCTAGATAATCAGGAGTATGGTAAACATCCATATTAGGACTGTAAAGACCTGTATAAAGTATCTGACTAGGACTTGTTCTATCTTTAGTATTAAATGCTGCTATTGGCATTGGTTTGTTAGTTCTTGTATTACTCCAGTCAGCACAAACATAATAGGTATCTATAACACCCATAGGATTTGGTTTTCCTGCTCTAATTTTTTCCACTCCAATATGATAGACCTCACTTATCTCAGTTCGTGCCTTATTATAGATAATGTGTAATGCGTAAGCACCTTGTAGCTTAAAGTCAAATGCAATCTTTTTTATTACTTCGTGTAGTGTTTCTTTACCATTAGCTTGTGCAAAGAATTTTTTAAGTTTTACAAATTGTTCAAGATTATCGTTTTCATCAACAAGAATATCCTCTCCTGCAATCATTTCTGAAGTCGTGTTTACGATGGCACAATGGGTACTGGATGTATTGTATAAGTCTATTAAGAAATTTGGATAGAGATTTTTCCACTCTCCACTAGCATCTGAATATTCTATATACTCTCGTCCTCGCACTTCTTGTACTACAGGACTTGTTTCTGTTGATAAATCTACTGATAAAATTGTATCTTTCATTGTATTTATTTTATTCTTGCTCAGGTGTCCAAGCATCTGTTCTTACTATTGCTAATATCTCTTCGTGAGTATATTGGTCTAGTCCTTCTAAAAAAGTAGGAGTTTCGCCCATAAATTTAGCAATAAATAATGTACCATCTAAAGACCTTCTTACAGTTGCAGGACTATCCTCTACTATTTGTGAAAAGTCGCATACAGGGTTTCCCTCTGCATCTACTTCAGTCAATAAACTTGTGTTTGGTGTTGTATATATCATAATTTTAATTGTTTGGAGTATCTTCTATTATATCAGAAGCACTCATATTTGTCATTGTTCCGTAATTATTTTCTGTAAATAAATCTATTGTTACAGGTAATCCATAAGTTGGTGCATAAGTTTCAGCTTGTGTTTGTTGTTCTACCTGTACACCCCATACACTTAAATCAGCAGTTTGGCTATTTTGATTTCCATATAAAAGTAACTGCACTCTATCTACGTTAGTATTACCTGATAAAGAAAATCTTTGCCACTCAGAAGTTACAGTAACATCATAATCAAATAAACCTGCACCTAATCTTAATGTAATATCTTTAGTTGTACTATCATTAGTTTTTAAATAAATTGATACAGTTGCATTTATAGTTCCTAATGATAAACCTGTAGTAATATAACTTGTATCTGAACTACCTGTACCACCATTTAAATTAAATTGTATTCTATCGGCAGTTTGTGTTCCAATAGGAGATAATGAATAATTAGATGTAACTATAGGTGCAATTCCTGTTCCTGCTGCTACTTTACTCCAAATAGCATTATTAAAATCTTCACTATAAGTAATTAAGTTAGTAGTAGATGATTTTCTTACTGCTGCTATACCATCTGACTTTATGTATGCAGTAGCTTGTGATTGTGCTTCTACTTGACAACCCCAAATATATAAACCACTACTTCCATCTCCTTGATAAGCATTAACATTATCTCCTGTAGCTAAACCTATTAACAAGTTTATAGTTGTTGCTACTGCATTAGCACTAACTTTAATTCTATAAAAACCATTTTCTTCTAAACTTGTAGTTACAATTAAATTAGCATTTTTAGTTCCTACTTCTCCATTTGCTAAATTAACCCAAGCATTATATGAAACTACTCCTGAATTTAAAAAATTAACTTTTACCCAAGTTCTTTCTTTTTGTTTTGCATAAAAAGACATAGAATATCTTGTGCCACTTACAGCAGTTATATTTAAAGACCTTACCCAATGTTCTGCATTAGATGAATCTTCTTTTAATAAATCTGCACTAAGAGTATTGTCAGGTGCAGTAGTTTGATTTGCTACTATTGAAGCAGCATTCTTAGTCCAACTAGAATTATCAATTTTTTCTGAATACGTTATTTTATTAGTAGTAGGTATATGTGCAAGATTAGGACTTGTTTGGTCTTGTATGATAGGATAACCATCTAATATACCATCTCCCATTCTATAGTAGTTTCTAATCTTTGTTAGTGGATATTGGTTAGTGATATTACCCTCTACCATATTGGTCATAGTTGCAGGATTGCCTTGTACTTGTTTTACTGATACGTTGTCTATAGTATAAGTTGCATTTGGCTCATCACAAGTAAACTGAATACTTACATCTCCTGAAGCAGGTGTAAAATAAAAAGTTTCTGTAACTGCTGAACCACCAACAACTAATGTG